TAGGTTTGTTGTACTTATCAACAGACGCTTTGGGTGTAAAAACTACCGAGTCGGTCATGAACTCGGCTACCTTTGGATATATCGCATCCATAAGTAATCCTATTCAGGAACTCGTTGTTCGTAATTGCTGTTTGGATTATCTGTAATACCAACATAAAAATCGGTATTGTAATCGTCAATACTTCTATCATCTGTGGACTTAAGGCTTTCAGAGTTAGCCCATGGACTAGGAGGAGATTTACGCATTTGACGGCGCAATAAACTCTCAGCCAATTCTTTATAGTGAGTTACCTTTGATGAGTAAGACTCAGATACAGAAATGTCGCCAACGCTCTTTGAACTACTATCTGCCAAACGGCTAAAGCGAGCAATGAGGATTTCTGCACATTCTCTAGCGGCGTTATATGCGTCGCCACCCCACTCAGTAATTACATAATTTAATTCTTCATCGCTAAAAAGTACATCCGTAGAATCTGTATCGTTGAGAAGAAAACGAACATAGTTACGGGTTGAGGTACTTGGGTCACCCGAATAGGTAAAAGTCATTACATGCCACCTAGCATTAGAACAGATGTTCGTACAAAGTTTTGGTTGGCAAGAATGTCTGACTCATTAGGAAGAGTAACTGTTACATCTGAAGTTGGTTCTCCAGCAGATAAAGTTAATTCATAAGCATCGGCTGTTGTACCCTCAAAAACGATTGCATCGTTAAAGGCAATTTGCAAACCTGATTGCTGACCAGTAAAAGTAGCATTGTTAATTGTTGCGCTATTGATAGTTGGTGAGGTTAAGGTCTTATTAGTTAGTGTATCTGTCGTATTAGTTCCAACAAGAGTAGTGGTCGCATCAGGAAGAGTTACGGTTCTATCTGCTGTTGGGTCGGCAACTGTTACGGTTGTTTCAAAACCATCATTTGTTGCACCTTCAAAAATAATTGTATTGCCAGCACCAAGAGTTACTGAAGAGGTAAAAGATGGAGAAGCGGCAAGGATGTAGTTATCTAACTCGGTATCTACATCTGTGGCTAGATTAAGGATGTCTGTATGAACGGCAGGGTTATCTCCCGCTGTTGGATAGCGTAGACCCTTAGTTGTTGTACCTGCCATTAAATTACCCACTCATTCCATGTTTGATTTTCTTCATTCCAAACATAGTATTTATAGTTACTATCTGCTGGCATAGCAACTGGGGCTTCCCAAAGACAAGTTTCTTCATTTAATGACCAAGAGTTGAAAGGTTTAGGTGCAATAAAAGCATCAAGAACTGAGTCGTAGGTAAACCCAATACCACAATAGTTTTTTCTAAATGTTCCATTATAGGAAGTTTGTTTCCAATTTGTGTGTCCGTGAAGTTGTGTTAAAAAATCTATTCCTGCTTGTTCTACTTCAACACCATCAATAGTAATAACATCATTGTTTACAACATGAACCGCAAGTGCAACATTATTTTCATCTAGTTTTACAAAGTGTGCCATTAGAAAGTTATGCTCCCGTCTCCCGTAAACTTGTAATAACGGTATCCACCAGCAGTATTTATTGTAGGTGAACCAGTTGTTGATGTAGCGGCTATAAAACTAGAGAGATAACGCAAAATTACAATTCCTGAACCGCCATTACCCGAGGTACCAGGACCATTAGAAGTTCCTGCACCACCACCCGTATTTGTTGTACCTGCGCTACTGTTACCAGTTCCACCGCCGCCTAATCCACCACTAGCAGGAGTTCCATTTCCATAGTTACGACCACCGCCACCACCTGCATAATAAGTTGGCGTTCCATTTTCATTCCAGTATTCACGACCATCACCACCAAGTGAAGGGTTTCCGTCTCCGCCAGCCGTACCCGCTCCACCACCACCTGAGCCAACTCCCCCAGGAGTGTTACCACCACGATTTCCAAATCCAGTTGCGCCATCGCTATTGCCTTGTGTTGCCGCACCACCAGTTGAGTATCCACCCGCACCCGAGCCACCGTTATTACCAGTTGATGATGATGCAGTACCACCACCTATTGCTGTGATGCCACCAAAAGCAGAGTTAGAACCGTTTGCACCAGCCGCACCAGTATTAGTTGCTCGACCAGTTCCACCGCCACCGATTGTTACGGAATATGTAGTACCAACAGTTACAGAACGAGACAGTTGATAACAAAGTCCACCCGCTCCACCGCCACCATTTTGTCCACCGCCACCACCTGCTACAACGACAATTTCTATTGTTGGTGTAACCGAAGTAAATTGTCCTCGTGCAGAAGGCAAGGTAATAGTACCCGTCGTCAGTTGGCTGACTTGGGCTGACGGAAGTAATATCCGTTGGAGTCCTAAGTGGGTTGTCATTACCCTACCTTTCCTTTAATACTAGATTACGAGTGTGTCTGCTTCTTCTTCTGTTAGTGGTTCGCCAGCAACAAGTTTAGCCTTTGCGCTTGCTTTAAGTGTAGCAAGGGCTTCAGCCTGTGCTGTGCGCTCTGCTTCTGCAATAACATACGCCGCCGCATCTGCTTCTTGTTGGGCAATTTCTTCAGCAGTTAAAGGGCGTCTAGTTACTTCATTTGTCGTGCAATTTATTTCTACAACTTCCGTTGCTTGTGTCATTGTATTTCTCCTTTGTTATGCGTTAGATATTCCGTATAAATAAATTGTTGAATCTGCTACCCATTGAGTAGTAGGAGTTCCTTCACAAACTAATTTTATAGAACTTATTGCAGTATTTGTATTATACAAACTACCTCCTATTTGACCCCAAACATCATTTATATTCGCCGAAACATTATTACCACTTGCAAAACCAGTATCAGTTATAGGTGACTTAGGTTGCGCCGCTCTATATCCCGCTATGTAGATTTGACCGCCGCCAAAAACATTTGGAGACCGAGTAGAATAGTTTGAAAAACCTTTCATGTAACCCATACTATTTGCAACGCTTATACCACCAGCAGTAGAGCCAAAGTAAGGATTCCATTGTAGTTGTCTATTAGAATAACTTGATGAACCAGTATCATTATTAAATGTACATTCAACAACAACACTCTCGGTGCTTTGTCTAGCATTATAGATAACCAATAAATCTGTAAATGTAGCGGGAATGGAGCCAAGAGTAATTGAGGTTTCAAGACCAGTAGTCCTATAAGAACTTATTAACTCGTATGTAGTAGCCATTATTCTGCCTTTATTCCATACATATTTATAGTTGAACCTGCTGTTAAACTGTAACCCTGATAATTTGTAACTTGAACTGTACTAACTACTGCTGTGCTTTGCCAATGTCCTAGTATTTGCAATACAAAGTTTCCTTGGTTATTACTTCTGCTAATCGCAGACTTAAATGTAGTAGTGCTTGCGTAATTTAAGATATTGATATATTGAGAACCCCACGAATTGTAAGCGGTGCCTGAATAAAGATAATCGGTTGCAGTAACACGGTCTGCGTAAGCCGAACTTCCACCACCAATCATATTTATTCCATAGTTAGTCCCTGTGTTTTCATTGTTAAATCTAACCGCCCAGTTAGAAGGACTAGCATTACCAGTTTTAGCATTGATAACTATGTAAAGGTCGGTAAATGTAGAAGGAACAGAAGTGAAAGTAACTCCTGCTTCACTACCAGTAGCGGTAAATGTATTTATTTTTTCAAAGGTTGCGGTTGGCATAATTACCCCGTAATTCCATAAAGCGCTAATCTAGTTCCTTCTATGAAATAACCACTTACGGTGTTAATTCGAATTTCGTTGATTGCGGCTGTTTGTTGCCAATTCCAATATGTAACTGTGGTCATACCTTTATCATAATTGGTAGAACCAACACCATTATTTTCGTATCCCATAACATATTTACCGTTTCTCTTTTTATTCGTATCGGTGTAATCAAACAAATCTAAAATGAATGGGGAGAAAGTTCCAGCAGTAGTATTAGCACCCGCTAAATAATTTAATGAGATTGAAGGTTCAGCGTGGGTAATATAATTTGTGGCTTCAGCCGTGTTTCCATTATTTCTTAGTTGTAAAATGTTGTAATCAGTACCACCACTACTTGCGTTAAAACGCATAGCCGCTGTTTCGTAGTAACTTGAAGGACTTACTCTAACCACACCTCTCACTTGTAAATGTTTGAAAGTTTGCGGAATCGAACTGAATGTTAATACAGTAGTGCTAGTGCCTGAAACTGTAAAAGTTTCAATAGATTGAAATGCGGTTGGTGGAATAAAAGTTTGTTTTGCACTAGGGGTCGATAACGAACCCGACAATAAGGTTGATACCTGTATTGACGGGTTCGCTCCTAGAAGTCTGCTTGGTAGCGACATTTGACCCTACTCTTCTATTAGGCTGTTGCTACTCGGTTTACAAATCCATGGATTGTCACAACATTTGTTGTACCAGCATAAGCCTTTACAATCAAAGAGTTGCGAAGAACTAAATCAGGAACCAAAAGAGTTAAACCTGATGTTGCTGGAATTGATAACTTAATGTCATCATCAACTGAAGTTGTTCCACCCCATTGAAGGGTGAGGTTTACAGCAGAGGCGCTTGAGTTATATGCGTATAGCGTAATAACATCGCAATCTGTTGTAGATGAAGTTGCGGTGTGAATAGTGTCGCCAGCAGAAGAAGTAGCGGCGACCTTAATTCCACGACCATGAGTTGAACCCGATAGTGGGATTCGGCTTACTGTTGTTGCCATAGTTTATTTCTCCTTTTTATGCGAACACTTGCACGGCAAAAGCAAACGCTTGGTCGTTTGCTGTTGTACCCGCCGCTGGAGTTGCCCACTCAGGGATTCCGCCAGCAGATACAGTTAAAGTTTGTCCAGCGCTACCAATAGCAAGACGAGCAGGTGTACTTGCTCCTGATGCGTAAATGGTATCGCCAGTTGTAGTAAGAAGGCTGTTGTTAATAACTCCTGAAGTTAAAGCAACCGTACCTGTTGAATCAGGGAAAGTGATTGTACGGTCAGCGGTTGGGTCTGTGATTGCTAAAGTTGTTTCAAAATCATTTGCTGTTGCACCCTCAAAAACAACTGAGCCATCATTAAATACTGCTCCAGTTATTGTTGGGCTTGTTAAAGTTGCGCTTGTAACTGTTGTAATTGCAGTCAAATTGCCAGTAGTAACAACCGTTCCAGTTACATCGGGAAGGGTAATTGTGCGGTCAGCGGTTGGGTCTCCAGCCGTAATGGTTGTTTCAAAATCGTTAGCAGTTGTTCCTTCAAGAACAATGTTGTTGCCAAACTTGATTTCAAGTCCTGCTTGAGCGCCTGTAAAGGTTGCGTTATTGATTACTGGTGCTTCAAGTGTTTTGTTGCTAAGTGTGGCTACCGCATCAGCGGTTACGCCAGCGCCTCCGTTAGTGGTTATTGCCATATTATGCTATCTCGCTTCCGAACGCATTGAAAGACATAGTTGATGCTGATGCGTAAACACTTACTACATCTGAAGCATCAATAGTTAGACCTAGTGTGTAAGCCGCTGTGGTATTGGCTTGAATTGTTGCATCGTATACAACATAGTGTTCAGGAGCGACTGACGCTCCATTTGGACGAACTGCAATTCTGTATGTACCTGAAGTACCCGCTTGATTACAAATCGTAATGGTTGAGATAACCGTTTGTGTTGAGGCAGGACAGGTGTACAGAGTTGTTAGCGTCGTGGCTGAGGGATTGGATTGACCCAATACCTTGTAAGTAGTTGCCATGCGGTTATCCTCCGATTAGAAGTAATGGACTGATTGTACCAGTCGCAGTATTGGTGGCTGTTGTTGCACTTGCGGAAGCCGCTGACTCATAGCCTTGAGCGGTAGTTACAAAGTTGGCAATATCAGCGCCATCTAAACTGTAAGTACCAGCGGTTAAGGCGGTATAGGTAGCAAACGCAGTATCTAACGCTGTATATGTAGCGTATGTACTTGGGATGTACCAATACTTGCCCGTAGCAAGAATTTTGTCTGTTGTTTGATTGATTTCTACATCAAGGGCATCAATATCTGCCTCTAGTGCGTTCCAAGATGTTTGGTCAATAGCCTGAGTGAATGTATCGCTTAATGTAGGAGTTGGGCTTAAATCTGCTAAATCTAAAGAGCCTACGGTGTCATAAGGAACTGAAATTGTGTAGGTGCGACCCCCAGGAAAAGATTCTTCGACTGTGTAGGTAAAAGGAATTGGAACGGTGTCAGGGTCATTTGTAGCAGGTAGGGTTACTGTAAAAGCACCACTACTTAGACCCACAACAACACTTGATGGGGCAATCATTTGGTCATCTGTACCGTTACGGATTACATCGCCCAAGGTAAATCTGACCTGACCTTGAATTGGGTTGCCTTCAAAATCTACATAATTACCAGTAATTTGAACTGTGGTTAAACTCGGTGCGAGCGCCATTTATGCACCTACCAAAAAGAACAAATCAAATTTTTCAGCAACAGCATTTTCCGCTGTTTGTTTGTGAACTAAAGTGTTATCAACCGCAAGGTCAAGGGCATCTGCGTTTGTTTCAGCGCTGTCTGTCGTTACTTCAAGTTCTGTCAATAAAGCGTTATAGGTTGTGTAATCGGCTATGGGTACATACGGCTCTGCCACTTTAGACTCCCATCAACATAAATTGATTTGAATTATAGTTACTCAATGAACCAGCCGCTTTGGAGGCATCTGAAGCATAGGTCTCTGCATCATCAACATATTCATCGGCATCTACCACAATTACACGGATGCCCTCAGCATCGTTGTAACGGGCTAATAGAGCCTGATAAGCGTCTACTGACACATAACTAGCGGCGTCCGCTGAAGATAGCGCAGGAAGTAAATCTGCAAGGTTTTGAGTGGTTCCTGCTACTGATAGTGGCAAAGAAATTTGAATAGTTCTACCACCAGTAAAGTTTTCTTCGATGGTATAAATAAAAGGTTGAGGTGTTACATCTGTATCGCTTGTTACGGGTAAAACAACACTAAAAGAACCTGTTGAATCAAAAGTCTTTTGAATTACAACTGGGATTAAAATTACATTGGCTGTAACTTCTTTTAGGATTGTTTGAGGTGTGAAGTTGATTGAACCACGAACAGGGTTACCAACTAAATCGACATAGGTACCTACAACAGTACAGGTCGAGAGCGATGCAGGTAACGCCATTTATCAGGTGCCTTGACGAATGATATTTACGGTTTGTGTACCTGTTGTGACTACTGCATATAGTTTTTCGTCATCTTGCAACTCAACAGAAAAATTTGTATCTGCCTTAAGCAAGTAACCGTAACTTGTTGTAGTTACGCCTTCTCCGCCTAGGTAAACATCTACCCCACCTGAAGGATTTTGAACATTGATGGTCTGACCGTCTTTGCCATCATAATCTGAAGTGAGTTTAGTAGCGGTAGTTCCTACTGAAACTCTTGCGTGTGATACTGCCATGTAAACTCCTAAGAAAAGAAAGGGCGACTTATTTTACCAAGTCGCCCTTCGCACTATTCAGCAACTTCTTTTGTTTTCTTTGTAGCCTTTGGCTTTGGAGCCTCTGCTACTTCTTCAACTACATCTCCTTCAATCAATTTGATGTAACGGTTGTTAGCCAATGCCTTAGCATGGCGCCAACCTTTGACTTCTACGATGTCTCCAGCCACAAGTTTGCGACCATCAACAATCATTGATTTAAGAATTTGTGCTTTCATATTATTCAGTTGTATCAATCCAGCAATATGAGAATGTTGCTGAGGCTTGGTTGATTGCTTCTGCGGTTGGATTGTAAAGATAAATTGTTACTGTATCTGCCGCTGTAACAGCCGCTCCAGCAAAAATTAAATCATCGTTCAAATCTGATGGTGGGTTCACAATAATGATGTCGGTTGTTGCCGCACCAGTTAGTGTGAAAGTTGTTCCACCACGGGTTGTTGCGTTAAGTGAAGCAGGGTCGATTGCTACTGTACCGAATTCGATACCGTAAACCATATCGTTGTCGCCAATTTGTAGAGCGCCAACTGCCGCTTCGCCTTTTGTAAGTCTGTTTACTAATGCCATTTTTTCTCCTAAATAAAGGAAGGGAGTGAGACCATAAAAAGTCCCACCCCCTTCGTTTGACTAATTAAGCGACGATGGTATTCCAAAAGTAGCCAAGGTCAGAAGAAATAACTTTGTTATCAAAAGCGATTTCTGCTTCTACTCGGTCTGACTTAATGGATTCCATGCGGAACTGTGATGTTCCGATAGTTGCACCTAATCCGCCTGATACGCCAGTCCATGAGAATGTGTATCCAGCAGAAGGGGTTAATAGTCCAGGCTGTGGAGCAACATGGCAAAGAAGAGCCTTCTTACCATGAGCAAATCCGTATGCTTCAGTAGCACCTTCATTGTTTGTTGCCTTAACTGCCTTAGCAACCATAACTCGAGGGATGTCAAACATTGCGGCTAACATGTCGGTTGTGATTGTTTGTGAAGATGTGTACTTGATGCGGTCTACTAGGTCAGGGTGATTCTTTAGTGACTTGAATACATCGTATCCAAGAACCAAAGTGTTTGCTTCCATTCCTGTATTTCCAAGGATTTCAGCCTTTCCAGCCTCAATATCTGAGATTGGGTCGGATGATGTGTAATCAGACCATTGCTTTGTCTCACCTGAAGATGGGGCGCCAGCAACACCTGTTACATCGTCAGCCCATACACCAGTTCCGAAGAAATCGGATACCCATTGTAGTTCACGACGAAGCATCAAACGACGAGTAACGAACTCTGTTGCCTCACGAAGAGGGTTTAGAGGAGCGTCTGCGTTTGCAACAGTTTGGTCATCAACATCTTTATGGAAAGCCCATACATCTGCTGAATATGTTCCTGTTGATAGGTTGTAACCGCCACCTGCGGATTCAGTTCCAGGCGCACGGCGTTGAGCCTCGTCACGGAACCAATCGTTCTTGGTGTAAGTAAAGTATTTATCGCTCTTCTTATCGACAGGAATTACTGGGAATACCTTGTCAGCGATAAAGTTATCTTGGTTCTGTAAATATGCAACCGAGATATTTGTAAGAATTGCGTCCACATGGACGGAGTTAATGTTTGGCTGTGGCATTTATTTTTCCCCCTTATGCCGCTCTGCCTGGATTAGCGCAGTTAATTACGGCTGTGACGATGTTTCCATCTGCCGCAGATTCGGTCAGAAGAGTTCCAACAACATACTTGGTTGTATCAGTACCAGCAACTAAAGCAACTGCCTTACCTGTGGCTCCTGTACCAACAAGTGCGCCTTCGCCGATTGCCGCTCCCGCAACAATCTTTGTTCCACCGACAACAAGCACTTCTGCTTCCTGTCCTGAAGTTGGAGCATTTTGTAGTACGCCGATTGGAATATCAGTAGCGCCTGATGCGGCAACTGCCGCTCCTGCGGAATCCAACTTGACGAATGTGTATTGCTTACTGGAAAGGTCGGCACCTGCAACGAGGGTGACCTTTACCGAGTAGTTAGAGATTTCGTATGCCATGTTTTAGGCACCTTTCTCGGATAGGTATTGGCTGTAAAGGTCAGGGTTTTTTGACGCAACATCAGCCATCGCCTGAGCGAATGACTTTGCTACACCCTCTTCAACGGCAGACTTAGCAAGCGTAGTCATACGCTCATAAGCATTGCCTGATTTGAAGTCCGCAGATTTGCCGATTTCTGCAAAAATAGATGCTGATTCTGCTTGAGCGTTTACTGAAGAAAGAACTTCTTCAATGCTCTTTGCTAACTCTGAATCAGTTTCGGACAAACGACGAAGCGCTGGTCCAACTTTCTCTGCATCGAAGTTGAGGTTAGCCCAACCCTTTGCTTTTTCAACGGCTTGAGCATCGGCACGGGCTTCACGCTCTTTGCGTAATTCAGCGGTTGCCTCCTCTGCCTGTTTTCTCAAGTCTTCAATCATCTTAACAACTGGAGCAGGAGCGGACTTCATGTAGTCCTCTTCTTCCTTCTTTGGTTCCTTTGAGTCTTGACCCATCGCCATTTCAACTTCCAATTCAGGCTTTTCTTCCTTTTCGGCGAGTTTGGCTTCGAGTTCTGCGATACGGGCTTGAGCCGCCGCTAGTTCTTCCTCAACGGTTTTTTCAACCTTATCTTCAGTTGCCTCGGTAGTTTTCATATCCTCCATGTTGGAGTCCTCCTCGGTCAGCGATTTGTCGAGAACCCTCTGAACTTCAGATTCGGAGGCTGACTTCATTACAAGCCAACCCTCATGTAGATGCGCTGGATGGTCTACGCCACTCGATTCCTCGATGGCTAAAATCACCATTTTACGAGTACGGGGTTTTGACAATTTATGCTCCTAACAAACTAGAGGAAAGTCTTTTAGCATAGGGCTAATAAAACTAACCTCGGGTCTTGACAGATGAAGAATACCATAAGTGTAATTCGAGCCTATTTATTGGTTAGTTAGAACCCTTGTCTTTGCTAAGGCTTGAATCAAATTAGGGGCAATCCACATAGAAAATGGATTTTCGCTTTGCCAAAATCTAGCCATCCTGAAGTGGTAGTCCTCTTGGTCAATCTTTGTCCATATAAAAAATGCTTGGGTGTCATTGGGTAGATAAACCTGCAACCCTGAATACCCAGGCGGGGTTGAAACTTTAGTTACGGTTAAATTCATTGCAGTCAGAACATCTACGGTGTCATCAATAATTGTTTTACTCATGTTTTTTTCCTAGGTCTTAAATCCATAGTGTCCATGTACTTCGGGTCATCATAATCTAAATCTTCAAACTCACCCTCAGAATCATCTTTGTATGGAGTGAAATTTGGTTTTAGATTTTTTGGTTCTGAAGAATCTTCTCCCTCAGAGTCATCACCTTGGCGCCAGTCACCATGACTTGATTGGTCATGGTCACCATGCTT